AGGTTACTGATGAACTTATTTGATTTTATTGTTACAGGATGTTTTGGTGGCGCTCCGAGTCTTCCCCCGATGCCCCCTCCTCCTCCCCCGTTACCTGATATCAGCGCGGAGCAGGAAAAGAAAGAAGTGGCGGCACGTGCGGCTGCGGCCAAGACGAAAAGGCGCGGCAGAGCTTCTTTGATTACCAATACCGGCGGAGCGGCAGGACTGCTTGAGGACGACGGCAGCGCCGTGAAGCAGAAACTGGGTGGTAACTGATGTCATCAGCGATGCCCGGACTGACTCTCGGATTAATGGGGCCGTCACTCCATAAGATGTTGCCCAAAATTGATGAGGATAATCCCAATGATCCAGAACTGGCTTATCAGAAAAAACTGGATTTTGTTGATTCGATGGAAATGTGGGAGCGCGACTCTGGCCCAGGTGATGTCAACGTGGGTGCATTCACCAACAAAATGAGAGATCAATTATCAAAATCGAAGAAGGCTTCATCAACCTCCGGTGAATCATTGCTGACCAGTAAGAAAACGTCGAAGCGGAAACGAATATACGGTATGGGTAAAACTTCTGATGAAGAAAAGTCTGGCACAGTTAAGAAACCAAAATTAGGTGGTCAATAGATGGCAGTCAACGCGAAGAGTCTCGTCAAGCGTAACGATAAGTTAAAAGAAGACCGTATGCTGTGGGACGGTTTCTACCGCGATGTGGTGGATTATATCCGCCCCCGCAAGCAGACGGCGGATGAACATCGTGTTCCTGGAACGGTACGCCACAAGCATTACGATTCCACGGCTCCCCATGCGTCGAACACGCTGGCGTTGATCATGGCGGACACGCTGACGCCGAAAGCCATCCAGTGGTTTGGCTTCAAGATACCGGAAGCGTCTCCATTCAGGCAGTTCAATGAGCATCAGAACGTATTGAACTGGTTTAAGACGGTTGAGGATGGAGTTCGATTTGCCCTTGATCAAAGTAATTTCTACCCCGTGATCAACGAAATCTACCTGGACTTCAATTCGTTTGCCACGATCTGCCTGTACGTCGAGGAAGCGGAACTCAGGCAGAAGGGTTTCAACGGGTTGACGTTCAGGGCTTTGCCGATTGCTTCCTACGTGTTTGCGGAAGATGACGCGGGACGGGTGGACACGGTGATGCGCGAGTTCGAGTTGACGGCGCGTCAGTTTGCCCAGAGGTTTCCGGCGGCATCCATGCCGGACGTTATAGCCAAGTCATTGAAGGATACACCGGACGATGCGTTTGGATTTCTGCGGGTGGTCGCGCCGACACGGGATTTAAATTCCAAGGTGAAGTTCCCCTACGCTTCGGTTGACATCCTGGTTGATAAACAAGTGGTTGTCGATGAGCGGGGGTACAAGGAATTCCCCTACATGGTCGGGAGGTGGGATAAAGCGTCTGGCGAAACCAGGGGCCGTGGCCCTGCTGCCATCGCGCTCGATGACATCAAGTCATTAAACCAGTTACGCAAACTTGAACTGGTGGGCCTGGAGAAAGCGGTCAACCCGCCCATCCTCGCACCGGAAGAAGGATTCATCGGCACGGTGAAACTGGGTAGCAACTCGATTATCTATTCCAGGAATCCGAATGATGTAAGGACATTACCGGCGGAACTCAGGCTGGACTTGTCTTCCCTGAAGGCGAACGAACTTCGCCAGTCGATCAGGGACATCTACCTGACAGACCAGTTGAATCTGCCGAGAACGAAACAGATGACGGCGGAAGAAGTCGCCACCCTGCGTGGTGAAATGGAACGCCTGCTCGGCCCGACGATCTCGCGGTTTGAATCGGAAGTCTTAGGCCCGATGCTTGAAAGAACGGTGAGCATCATGTTCAGGACGGGAGCGCTTCCCGCCCCGCCGCCTGAACTGGAAGGACTGGATGCCATTGACATAGAGTATGTCGGCCAGTTGGCACGCGCCCAGAAGATGGTTGAAGTCCAGTCGATACAGAACTGGATGAACCTGATCGCGCAGTGGGGGCAGGTTGATCCCAGGGTGATGCAGTTGCCCGATTTAATGGCAGCCGGGAGGATAGCGGCCCCCATTCTCGGTGTACCCAAATCCGTGGTGAAAGGTTCTGCACAACTGGAAGAAGATATCGCCGCGCAACAGCAGCAGCAACAGCAGGCGGAGCAGATGGCCAAAGTGGGTGCAACAGCGGAAGCGGCGGGCAAGGCAGCCCCCGCGCTGAAAGTTCTCCAGGATGGAGCGGCAAATCTAAGTGAAGAAGACAAGCAAGCGCTTGCCCAGCAGTTCGCAGGTACTAACTGAACGGCAGATCGCAAGCGCGTTTCATAATACATTCACGGGCAGTGACGGGAGGTTAGTGTATGAGTGGCTGGAAAGCCAATACAACAACACTTCCAGTTTCGTTCCAGGTGAACCGGAGACAACCTTCTACAACGAAGGATGCCGGGCAGTGTTCCTGCAAATCAAAAAAAACCTGGAATACTGGAAACAACACGGGAAGGATTTATGAGCGAAGAGACTGTAACCTCGGAAGAGGTAGTCGAAACAGAAGAAACAGAAACCAATGTAGAAGAAACATCTGAAGAGCAGAATGAAGAGACATGGCGGGATACCCTGCCGGATGAACTGCAAGGGGTAAAAACCCTTGAGAAGTTCAAGGATGTAGATGCACTGGCGAAAGGTTACGTGCATCTGGAGAAGTATTTCGATGGGACGATCAAGATTCCCGGAGAAAAAGCGACGCCGGAAGAGTGGGAAAGGTATTACGCCAAGCTGGGCAGGCCGGATAATCCCGAAGAGTACGAGTTTGAAAAGCCTGACATGCCGGATGGGATGCAGTACGACGAACACATGGAACAGGCTTTCCTGAAGAAAGCCCACGGCATGGGGTTGAACAACAAGCAGGTGGAAGATTTATACGCCTGGTATAACACCGAGAGCAAGGATGTGTTCGTCCAGCACCAGGTAGCACAGGAAAACAATATTCAGAAAGCAGAGATTGAACTGAGGGCGGACTGGGGCAGGCAGTACGACGAAAACCTGGCCGCCACTCAACGGTTGGTAGACCAGTATGCCGAGCTTGGCGAAAGGGAATACCTGGAAACCTCCGGGTTTGGCAATGATCCGCATGTCGCCAAGTTCCTGCATAAAATTTCAAAAGATTTTGGTGAAGCAAAACACCTGGGTGATCCGAAGATCAACGCATTCTCTGATCCCGAATCCGCCCAGCGTGCGAAAGACGCTTTCTACAAGGACGTAGAGAGTGATGACTATAAAGCGTATTTCAGTGCGACGCATCCCCGCCATGACGAGGTGGTTAAGATGATTGACCGCTGGAATACCACGATCCACGGGGATGAATAATGCCGTTCAACAAAGAAGTCAAGTGTGCGGACTGCGTTCATCTCGTGCCGCAGACACAGGTTTGCATGGAATACAAGGCATCGGTGGAAGTCGAGGAAACGCGCAACTGCTATTTTTTTACCGCAGGCAAGTACGCGCATCCCACCTCTGAAACGAAGCCTGTAAAGAAGGGACGCAAGCAGAAGAAACTTCCTTCGGTATTCCAGGAGGGACAACCCGCGTAACGCGGACAATTTCCCTTCGCAGTACACATCTCAGTCCTGGTAATCCGCGAGGATCAGGCATGTTCTGAAACCAGGAGAGTCCAACAGTGGATAACTCTCCAAGCACAATGATTATTAATTAGGAGAGTAAAATGTCTACACAAATTAACAAGGCATTTGAAAGCAGCTTCGCGGATAACTTCATTCACTTGGCGAGTCAAAAACAATCCAAGTTGAGTGGCGCTGTTCGTGTTGAGAATGTCAACGATGCCAAAGCTTTTCATTTTGACAGAATGGATACCGTGAGTATGGTTCAAGCTGTCAGTCGTCACGAAGATACTCCGTTGACGGAAGTACCTTTTTCAAGACGACGCGTTACCTTCAACACTTACAGGGCGGTTGATCTGATCGACAACCCTGACCGTGTGAAGATGGCGAAAGACCCAACGTCACCCACGATGCTGCAATTAACGGCAGCTATGAATCGTCAGAAAGACGATGCCATTATCGCGGCTGCCTTGGGGAATGCGTATTCGATCAGTTCTTCGGACACTGCGTCTACGGTGTCCCTTCCAAGCGGGCAGCAAATTGCAAATGGAGGAAGTGACCTCACATTAGCAAAATTATTGACAGCTAAGAAGACGTTGCTTAATAACGACGTAGACCCTGGCGAAGAGCCGATGTATATCGTGATTGGCCCTGACCAGTTGGATGCATTATTGAACGTAACCACGAATACCAGTATTGACTATAACAGTGTTCGTGCCTTGGTGAATGGTGAGATTGATACCTGGGTAGGTTTCAAATTCATCATATCTACACGCCTTGCAAAATCGGGCAATATCAGAAGTTGTTTTGCATGGGCTAAGTCAGGCATTGGCCTTGCTATGAACGGTACTCCGAATGTTCGGATTTCAGAACGCAGTGATAAGAACTATTCCACACAGTGTTTCGTGGAGTGTTCTCTTGGTGCCACACGGATCGAGGATGAGAAAGTTGTCCAGATCGATTGTGACGAATCTGCGTAATGTAAGGCGTGACTGAATCTTAACTATTTTTTTTAAGGAGTATTAATCATGGGTACAGCTTATTCAACTGAACTGACCAATCTTGAGGCAACCCCTCAAGTGATGGTAAGTCCTGGAAGTGCTACCGGCAAAGTTCGCGTATGGAGCGATACGATTGCTGCCGGTACCGGGGATATCGATGACGATGATATCCTGATGATGGCGGAAATTCCGTCAAACGCAAAAATCAAGTCCATCAAGTTATATAACGATGACTTGGACGCCAGTACTGGATTAGTTACTGACCTCGGAATTTACAACGGTAACGTCAAGTTCAATGACACCGATGCCAGCGCAACTGCGTATGCTGCTGAAGCTGTTATTGACCGCGACTGTTACGGTACGGTAATGACCGTACTTCAAGGTGCGGTAACGGCGGGAACCGAATGCCGTTATGAAACTCTCGGAATCGAAACTGTTGGCAATTTCATGTGGGAAGACGCCGGATTGACTTCTGATCCTGGCAGAATGCTCCGCATCGCGCTGACAATCGAGACGGTGGCTAGTTCAGCACAGGCCGGAGACATAACGCTGGTTGTCGAGTATATCGTCAATTAACTGATTGGGGGTGGGGCGACTCACCCCCTTTCTTTTAGGGAAACAACATGGCCTCTTTTGTTGAAATTGCTTCAAATTCATTGCGCCTGCTGGGAGACGATCCCATCACGGCGTTCGGAGATGATACGGAACGCGCCCGGCTGGTCAACGCCATCTACGAGGAAATGCGTGATGAGGTGACACGGGCGGCAACATGGAACTGCTGCAAGGCGAGACAGGTATTGGCGTCGTTGAGTTCAACCCCGGCATTTGGCTGGGCGTACTACCATCAACTGCCATCGGATTGCCTGCGCGTCGTGGATGTACTGTCTGGTGATACGAGAATCGATCACGAGGTGGAAGGCAGGCAACTGATGACGGATGTGAGTTCCGTTAATCTTATATTTCTAAAACGGGTGACAGACCCCAACGAACTGGATGCCTTGTTCATCTCGGCATACACCGCGAGGATTGCTGCTGAACTGGCGCTCCCGGTGACGGGAAGCAACACGGTGGCAAACGCCATGTGGACGCTGTACGAACGCAAAGTCCGCGAGGCCAGGACGGTGGACAGCCAGGAAGGGACTCCGGCGGGATTTGACGCCCAGTCAATCGTGGATGCTCGTGTTGGCACGGTGGTGTAATGGCTAAAGCCCATGCAATGTACGCCACGTTCACGACGGGCGAAATTACAGAGCGCCTGGAAGGACGGGTGGATCTCGCCAAGTACAAGGATTCGCTCAAGACGCTGGAAAACGGCATCGTGATGCCTCACGGCGGAATCAAGCGACGCGGTGGGTTGCAGTATGTTGCCGATGTGAAAGCGGCTACGAGCGGTTCGGAGTTGGTGACCAACGGCACGTTCGCCAGTGATATATCGGGGTGGACGGATAAGAGTGTCGGCACAGGATCGATTGCCCACTCCACCAACCTGATGAACATCGTGTCCACGGGCGCCAGTAATTACGGTTGGGCGGAACAGAGTGTCACCACGGTGGCGGGCCAGCGTTACATCATCAGTTTCACCATCGGTACGGGTGCCATCAGTTTCCAGGCGGGAACGGCAACGGCGGGTGAACAGGTTTACACCTCGACGAGTTTCGCGGTTGGAACGCATACGGTTGAGTTCACCGCAACCACGACTGCAACATTCATAGGATTCAAGCACACCACCAGCGCAACGCATACCCTGGACACCGTGACGGTCAAGGCCGGAACGCAGTCGGCAAAAGTCAGGCTGATTCCGTTCGAGTTCAGCGTCACGCAGCCTTATATCCTGGAGTTCGGCAACCTGTATATCAGGGTGTACCGCAACAACGGGCAGATCCAGAGCAGCGGTGTGCCGGTGGAAATCACGACGACTTACACTACTGCGGATTTATTCGACATCCAGGTGGCCCAGTCGGCGGATACTTTGTATATATCACATAAGGATTACGCTCCCAGGAAACTGACGCGCTCATCGCACACGAGTTGGACGTTGACGACGATCAGTTTCACCGGCTCCACCTTTCCTTCGACC